GCTCGTCTGCGGTCAGCTCGATGCCAGCCGCCACGAAGCTGATGGGGTCCACGAAGATGACCTTACAGCCCAGTGCCTTGGCGCAGTACCGGATGTAACCAAGGATAGCCTCCATGGTCCACTCGGCTGTCTCGGGGTCGAACAGCTCCACAAGGCCAGACCCGAAGGTGGCCTCGTGTATCTTCGACATGCGCTTGTTGTAGGCTTCGCGTGCCTTGGTGTCCTCCTTGTCCGGGATGGGCACGAGGCCCAGCCTCTCGGAGCAGTGGATGGACATGAGGCCCTGCTTCATGTCGCGCAGGGTATCCTCGAAGGACAGGACGGCGAACTTCACGCCCTGCCTGATGAGGTCATACTGTATCTCCCGCAGGGCTGTGGACTTGCCAACCCCGGTGCCTGCCACGTGGTAGATGACATCGCCAAGGGCCATGCCCCCGCCCAGCATCTCGTTGAGCTTCTCCATCATCGCGGGGTAGGGATAGACTAGCTCGTCGCCCTCAGGGCACAGCACGTCGGACACGTTGTCCTTGGCGTTGACGATGCCCCTCGGCTTCCACGAGGTGGCCGCGTAGATGGCGGCCTGAATGTCTCCCGGACGGTTGGCTTGCAGGATGTCTGAGGCGTCCTTGTAGCCCTCAACCCGGACCACCCGGACCTTGCCCACCTTGAACAGGGCGGCGCACTCCTCGGTGGCCTCACGGCCCGGAGTGTCAGCGTCCAGCCACAGGATGATTTCCTTGAAGCGGTCCAGCCAAAGGTAGTTGGCCTTGAGGCAGTCGGCAGCCTTGTCGGCCCCCGCGTTGATGGACACTGCGGCTACCTTGAAGTCCGTGGCCTGAGCTACAGACAAGGCATCCAGCTCGCCCTCCGTGATGATTACCTGCCGGTCGTACTTGTCGCCCCACACGTGACGCCCGAACAGCTGGCACTTGGACAAGCCTCCGGGGTACGTGTCGGGGTCCTTGAGGACCGGGAAGGACTTATCCGGGAGGCGCACCTTCTGGGCACACAGCTCGCCCTGCATATTGTAGTAGGGGTAGGCCTGCCCGAGGTGTTCCTTGAAGTTGTGGTAGAAGACCCCGAACCTGCGCAGGGTGCGCTCATCGAGGTTCCGCTTCGAGCGGGTGCCTGTGGTCCATGACCCATTGGCCGCCGAGAGGAGGGAGGAGGAGGCCTTGCCCTCCCCACCATCAACCACACGGAGCCTAGGAGTGGACCCGTCGTCCGGGCCTGTGTGGTACTTGCAGCCTTGACTGAAGCAATTTTTATGGCCGTCCTGATAGAGGACCACATTGTCCTTACCGCAGTCGGGGCAGACAAGCTCCTTTTGAACCACCACATCGTGGCCCTCTCCGTACTCCTCGTCATCGTGTGACATGTGGTCTCCGTTTGGTTAGTCGTCGTGGCGAGGAACCTTGAATGTTCCCACAGGCTCATCACCGTGAGCGTAGAGCTTGTCAAGGCTCACCCCTCCGTAAGAGCTACACAGCTCCCACTCACCGGGGCCAATCTGTTGCCAGCGTACCCGTCGCATGTCACTGCCCTCCGTAGTGGATGGCTGCCCCAACGAGTAGCCATGAGGCCGACACTACGGCCAGCGCGAAGATGGTTGCCTTGATGCCCATGCCGGGACCCTCCAGTCCGTACCCGTTGTCGAGGTTGGCGTCCTCGTAGTCCGGGCCGATGTGCGGGCGGCAGTGCGGCCACCCTGCGCTATAGGTCTTGCCCATGGCTCACCACCCCGACCTTGGCTTCATGGCCGAGACCATGAAGGCGATGAGGAGGAACACCCCGATGCATCCGAGGACGATGAGGAGTATGAGAGGGCCAACCCACAGGGGTGCGAGGACCCACCACCACGACCACGCGATGTAGCCCGTGAGCTTGAGGGTGATGAAGATGAGGCCGAGGATGGCGAGGAACGGGAAGCCTGCGGTGGCTTGGGCCGTCGTGTTATACCTTCGAGTGGTCATTCTGGTGGTCTCCCATGGTGTACTTGTTGTATGAGCGCTGGAAGTCATCCACCGCCCGCTCGGTCTTGATGTCATAGCCCATGCGCCGCAGCTCGGCCACGCGGCTAGACAGTGAGCCAACCCCGAGGCACGTGATGGCCACGATGTTGGTAAGGGTGCGACCCGGCTTGAGGTACCGGATGATTGCTTCTTGCTGTTTGGTCAGGTCCCCCATTGGGTGCCTCCTAGTCTGTTGCGGATGTCCTGCATGTCCATCATCGGGCAGGCGTGGCGTTTCATTGCGTAGCGCGGCAGCTCGGTGTGAGCCACCACGGCTACATCTTGGCCATACCCCATGTCCTCCATGAGGTACCGGCAGAGGGCCACTAGGCCGTCCTTCTGGTCCTCCGTGAAGGTGTCCGTGGGGATCAGCATGCTCTCCTCGTGGTGCGTAGCGCCTCCGGGGGAGTAGTCCATGCCACCCACCATGGCGACCCCAATGCTAACCCTGTTGTAGCCGGGGCAGTGGGTCCCCACCGTGGTGTGCGGGCGGATAGCAAGAGGGGTGCCATCCGGGCGGATGAGGTAGTGGTAGCCAATCTCCAAGAGACCCATCCGCCTTCCCTTGCGTGCCAAGAAGTGCTCGATGCCCGACTGGTACGGGGAAGTGTGGGTGTCGTGGACGATGATGTGGGTGGTGGCCTCCCGTGGCCGGTAGCGTATCTGGCTTGGGGCTTGGCTCACGGCTTGCACACCTTCAGCTTGTCGTAGTGGTTGGCCAGCTCGATGGTCCAGTGGGCAGCGTCGGGGTCCTTGCGGGACAGGCTGTCGAGGACATCAACCACCGACATGGGCGGCTTGAGGAGCTGGGGGCACACAACGTTAGTCGTGACGCAGCCTGTCAAGGGCATCGTCAAGAGTAGCAGGCTTGCTGTCAATCTCACGCCACTTCTCCCTTACCTTATCGGTGCGCTGTTGGACGGCCTCTTTGGCGGACGCAGCACCTTCACGCCTGCCCTTGAGGTAGACCACGGCGATGGCCACGATGGTGGCTCCTGCCATGGCGAGGTAGAACTGGAGCTTGGTGCCCAGACCCGTGATGAGCCTAAGCACGAGGGTCAGGCCCGTACTGGTAGCGCGTCGTCTCCAATGCGCTGGCCTTGATGGCACTCGCAGCCTCGTCAAGGGCAGGCTCCGACTTGAAGGCGGGCGTGGTGGTTGCCATACGGAGGCCCACCATGATGAGCTTCTGGGTCAGCGAGAGGCCCAGAGCAATCCACACGGCAACCTGCGGGGAAAACCCTGCGGACTGCCAGTCCACTGCGAGGAGGGTCCCGAAGACCCCTGTGTCGAGGATGCCGGTGGCGGCCAGCGTGATGAACGTGCGGTAACCCTTAAGGCTTGCCATCTTTGTGCTTCCCTTTCATGGAGGTGAGGAGTGCTGCGCCGAAGCGGACGAGGAAAGCCACGATGGCCTGCCACACGGCGTTCTCCGGGGTGCTCGGGGTAGGCTGGCCCTGCCACTTCGGTGTTGGCCGCACGGGTTCCGGGGTTGGCCCGTATCCGGCCTTCCTCAGGGCGTGCTCCATCTTGACCGCGATGGCCCCGATGGTCGCTGCCTTGTCTGTGCCGTTGATGATGCGGCGGGCGTTAGCGAACTCCCGGAGGTCCTCTGCGTCAGCCTCGTCAATGCCATCGAGGTAGTCGCTAAGGGACTTGCCGGTGAACCATCCCTTCTCCATGCCTACGAATAGGATGATGAGGGCGTACTCGGGGTGCATCACGAGGTCAGGGTTCTTCACGAAGTCCACCTCGATGTGGAGGACGTTGCGGAAGTAGTCGGTGACTAGCTGGTAGTTGCGAAGCCACGTGAGCTGCACGTACCCACGGCCATAGTAGGGGTAGTACCTGAGGTGGGCCTTGCGCCAAGCCTCTGCGTTCTTCACCCAGAAGGCCTCCCGCACAGGCTCCATGGTCTTCCCGGTCTCCCACCATGTGGTGGCCAAGATGTAGGCTAGGAAGTCCCACGCTGTGCCTCGCCGTGCTGCGGCTTGGAGGATGCGGGCGAAGCCTACCTTCTGGTCTTGGCTCAGGGCACCGAAGTGTGCGGACAGGGCGTCGAAGAATACCTTGGAGCTGAAGGTGCTCATGGCCGGTGGCTCTCCTCGAAGGACTTGAGCATGGCAAGGGCCTCGGACCCCTCACCCAGCATGAACTCGTCGGTGATCCGCTGGACCTCCGCCCGGAGAGCCTCGACGGCAGCGGAGCGCTCAGCCTCAGCTGCTTTGAGGCGGTCCTCGAATGCCTCCTTGGTCTCCCACAGGCCGTCGAGCTGGAAGAAGTCCGTCAGCCTCAGCTCCCGTGCGGAGTAGTAGCTCGGCCCGTACCGGGATGCGGCGTGGTGGTACGTGGCGACGGGCTTGTCATCATCCTCGGGGTCCGCTGCGTCAATGGCTGCGAGGAGGCCGCGCTTCAGCGAGTTGCGTATCTCGGCCACCGTGCAGCTCTTTGGGTCGGGCATGACGAAGGAAGCCTTGAGCCTCTCCTCGGCGCTGTCCGCCATGTTGTTGAGACGGGTGATGGCGTACTTCTTCTCGGATGCGTTCATGGCTTGGGGTCCTCCTTAAGGACTAGCTTGGCGGCCACCCAACGCTCCACCCCCGGCTTGGGGCTTAGGAATGTCTCCGCTGGGAACGTGCGGGCCTGCTGGGGGTCTGTCGTGTAGCCTCCCTTGACCGCGAGGTACTGGACGGGGCTGAGGGGCGTGAGGATAGGGTTACGGTAGGAGGCGGGGGTAACCCCCTCACCATCCCGCTCGTAGCTGACCTCGTGGTGCTTCTCCAGCACGTAGAGGTTACTTGTGGGCGTAGCCATCAGGAGTACTCCCTCAGGTAGTCGGCGGCTGCCCTGAGGTTGGCTTCGCTGTCTCGGAAAAGGCCAAGGCCCGTGTTGCAGGTATCGCACAGCAACCCGCGAGGCTCACCCGTCGCATGGTTGTGGTCAACCCTAGGATCATCCATAAGGATATCCTGCTTGCATATGGCGCAGGACCTCCCCTGAGCGTCCCACACGGCATAGAACTCTTCAGTGGTCACCCCGTATAAACGCTCTACGTTACGAAGCTTGGCTAACAGCTTGTTCTCCGGGCGTGAGTTGAAGTCCTTCATGCGGACCTTCGAGCACTCCACGCAGAGGCCATTAGACACGTACTTAGTGGTGTGGCCCTGTCTGCATGGCTTCCCCTCATACGTTTCAGCCATTGCGCTCCTCCTTCGTCTTATTGGCGTATCCGTATGGACCGTCAGCGATTACTGCTTGAGGTGAGCGCTTCGGCCCCTTCTCCTTGAACCACTCGGAGGGTATCTCCTTGTGTGCCCACTTGATGCCGTGAGCCTCACACCACATGGCGTAGGTGGTCTTGGACCCCTTGTTGATCTTGGCTTGGGCATTGGAGAAGACGAAGCGGATGTCCAGCTCGGGGTACTGGGCTTGGACGAAAAGGTGCTTGGCCCTGTCGGTGCTGTCGAAGATGCCTTTGCCCTCGATGACGATGCCGTTGGGCAGCGGGAAGTCCGGGGTGTAGTGGTGGCGGGTCTCCGGGACCATGTAGGGTATCTTGAAGACCTCGTACTTGGGAGGCTTACCCGTTGCCGCCTGTATCTGCTGCCCCAGCTTTACCTCCAGCCCGCTTCGGAAGCCGTGCTTTAGGCCTGCTGCTTGGTTTCGCTTCGCCTTCTTCACCCACTCGGGTACTGTTCTTGGTGCCACGGGGTTTGGCCTCCGCCTTGGTCTGCTTCACGGCAGGGGCTACGTGGCCCCCGCCCATGTTGTTGTAGAGTGGCATGGTGCCCTCCCTTACTGAAGTTCCGTGACGTAGGCGAAGCCGTTGGCCGATGCCCAGAGGCCCGTGATGTTGCCGACGTATCCGAACGGCACCTCGTAGTAGCCGCTGGCCGCGATGGCCACCGTGAAGTCGGTCGCGGAGGCAGCATCACCCAGCTTGACGTAGAGGACCTGCGTGCTGGCGTTGTAGATGGTGCGGCCAAGGTGGCCCTCCGAGAACGCCGAGAGGGCCACTACGGTAGCCGAGGAGGTGACCTTCGTAACGTCGGAGGTCTGGGAGAGGGCGGGACGTGTTGCGATGGTGCTCATGGTCAGTAGTCCGCGCCATCAGCATTGCCCTCAGGGGCGGAGCCGAAGCCCTGCTGTGCCTCACCGTCGTCCTCGTAGCCATCCACAGCGCCGAAGCCGCCACCGCCGCCACTGGACTTGGGCTTGAAGTCGCGTACCTGCACGGCACAGAAGTCGAGGCGGACCCCAACCTTCTTGAGGGACTTCATGGGGATGTCGCGCATGGCGTAGCGGAGGCGGACCACAGAGCCGTGGCCGGGGTCCTTCTGCATCTCGGCACCCTTGGCATCGTAGATGGCCATAACCACCTTCTTCTCGGTGCCGTCGCGGAGGCGGATGGTGGCATTCTGCTTGAAGTCCACCAGCACGTAGCCGGTCTCCTCGCCCTCGGCATCCTCCTCCATGGAGTAGGGGTAGTAGATGGACAGCTCGGCCTCTTTCTTCTCGCGGGCCTTGGGGGACAGCTCACCGAACTCCTTTTCGCAGTAGTCCTTGAAGGCCTGCTCGGAGGCTTCCTTGATGGCGGCGATGAAGGCCTTCACGTCAGGCTTGCTGGTGTCCAGCTTGAGGTTGACGTGGAACAGGCCCGAGGCATTGAACTTGGTGTCCGGGACTGCGAAGTGCGGGTGGACGGCCTCACCGAAGGGGCTGTCCTTGTAGTTGCGTGTCTGGCTCAATGGGATGTCTCCTGTTGGTGAGCTTCGTGGGTGGGCACACTGCGTGCCCTCAGGGCGGAGATGATGGCGATAACCTCACCCTCAAGTAGGTGCCCTGTAAAGCGAGCGGCCCGAGGGTTTCCCCCCGGACCGGAATAGGTTGCATCTGTGTGGCGGTTGCCATGTGGGTCGATGGAGTACCTTACCTTCATGGGCTGCATCTGTGCGGCGGGCGTCGGGAGGGCAGAGGAATTTTCTGCTGTGGCGCGAAGCGGCTCATATCAAAGCCAGCCTCCTTCGCCGCCTTGTAGAGGGCCGGTGGGAGGTAAATCTTATCCAATGGTCACCTCCTGCGCCATGACCTTGAGGCCCACCCAGTCCTTGAGTGTCTGGAGGCCATTGTCGGTCGGTGCGTCCCCGTCGAAGGGAGCGTTGAGGACCCGCTTGCCCATCTCATAGAGGGTGGAGGCCGGGAGGTTGGCGCGGAGGGAGGCGGTCGATGCGGCGTCGTCATGGCCGGTGTTCCTGCCTCGGAACCGCATCCGGCAAACAAAAAACCCGCCGCCATGCGACCCCGAGAAAATCGGGTTCAACACGGCCATCGGGTTTATCTGGACTTTACGCTCGCTGAAGACAGCGACGCAGCCGACCTTTAATCGCGACGGCAACAA